GCCCTATAGTGGGGTGATAACTTTCCCGGTGAAGCCAGTGAGGGCCAAATGAGGTTTTGCCGCCCTGGGTTCCAGCAATGACGAATATAAACCGCTTGAGACTATCCCACGCTTCCCATTGCCCCGGATGGAAGTCTAACGATAGACCACCGTCCGGTGTAATGTGGTAGGGTTGGGTAACATTAGACGCGGCCGCGATCATGGCTCTCTATTCTCCGTGATGTATGTGACCCGGATAACGTCACCGTCCGCGCCGGTGTGCTCTAATGCTTGCGGAACCTTGCCAAACGCATAAGCCATAAACGCCTCTTGCCGCTTGGGGTCGCTTGCCCACTGGCGAAGTATGGCCTCGATTACCGTTACCTTGTGGTTGTCAATGACCACCTCTTGCCCGTCCTTTTTCTTGGCGGTCTCGTGGGCTATCTGCTGGGCAAGGGAACGTAACTCGGTAAACCCTTTGGGCCTGCCGCGCTTGTTAATGCGCGGATCGCTTTTCTTGAATGGCTTAAGGTTGTCTGCCGCTCTTGGGTTATTTGCCATTATGACTGTTCCATCACTGCGAGGTTATCGCACTGGCTCAATATCTCCTGCCTGACGTGGCGGGCGATGGCTTCCATGAAAAGGGGGGGTACTGAGTTGCCGATACGCTCCCACGCATTGTCATAGCTCAGGAAATTGTAATCAATCGGATAGGAGCCAATATAGTGTAGCTCGTCCAAAGAAGGAGCGCGGAGTGTTTCTCCATCAGCCCACAGCGGGGACGTTTGAAGTATTTGCGTTTTGGGCCACGTGGGAGCGGGCTTGTGCTGGCTTAGAACTTGATACCCAAATCCATTGCCGTGGTAAACAGGTCGGTTTGGTCAGTGGATAGAGCTTGAGTGCCTACGTTGTTTTGCCCCAACATGAGGAATTGAGATAAAGCCGCCATGAGCATCCGTGATTCATACCGCTTGATCGTGCCATCTATCATCACGCTTTGCCCACTGCCACTAGAGGACAATAAACTCAGCACCCATCCGGGGCGTAAGACAACCCCGCTTTGCTCGTCAACCCTGATGTTGCGGACAATCACCGCCGCCAATTCCGCGTCAGAACCTTCCCCTTCAGTTGACGCATTCTCTGGTAGCGTCATAACAGGCAACCCGGCGGCGTTGCGCTCGAAGCCAATCGCCTCAACCTGTTGCAGGTTTTTGGCGTAGTAATAGGGTATCCAGGCAGGGCGCAAAAGTGACCGCCCTTCTGGGTTGTCACGCTCTACATCATAGCGGAAGTTTATTACCCGGTCGTAGGGTATCGGGTCAGGGTAAATGTGGGGGTACTGAGCAATGCCAATCACCTTTTGACGTGATTCATCCCAAACCCAGGACATGATCGTATCTTGCCCCAATAAACGGAAGCCATCCCACCATAAACGCCCGTCCTCGCGTTTCCAGTCCATCACGAAAGGAGCAAACCCAAATGGTAAACAGGTGAGCGACTCCTTTACAAACTGCTTGAAGTTTCCCCCTAGCCGCTTCATGGCCTCATTCAAAAACTCAACACGCGGATCGTCTTCCTCATCAGCGGTAAAGTACCAGTCACTAATCAGACACCCGTACTCAATTGCCCGGATAGACGCGGCCGCAATAGGAGAGTTTAGCCGCATTTCGTTAAGGTTTTTGTACCCTGCCGCCCCGCTCATCTCCCTGAGAAAATCCAGCTCTATCCGGCTAGTGAAGCCGCCGCGCATTAGGCCACTGTCACCTATGCGGCGCGTGATGGGCTGGTTGGGCACACTTTGTTGGTATGGGGCTGTCTTGTATCCGTTCATGCTAGTATTTTCTCCAATTGGCTGTTTGCCCGCTTGCCCACCGTGAAGGGGCGGTTGGCTGGTTCTTTGGCATGGGTAACGCATCTATCATCTCATCTTCTGCCCCATACCTAACTCCGTCTATCTCGTGGTTATCGCGGTCAATGGGCACGTCCGTGGCGTACCCCCCGGCGTCCTTTTTCCATTGGTAAGTACGGAACTCATTCTGTGTATTGATACATCTGCTGTCAATGATAATCTTTTGTTGCTTGAGCCACTGTATTCCAAACGTGATGCTGTCCTTGCCCTTCTTTGCGCCCTTAGCCCTTACCCCATGCCGTTGCAATTCCTCGATGCTCTTGGGTTCTGCGCTGTCACAAGTTACCATGTCATTCCCTATCATGGCCTTAACCCGTTCTGCCAGCACGTCATTGGTTAGCCCGGTCTCGTACAACTCATCATAAATATATAGCGTTTTGCGCGTCTTGTCATAGTGCATACAGGCCAATGCCGCCGGGTTGCTACTGAATCCAAAATCTAGCCCATGCCGCCTGTTTGTAAACTGGTCGTGCATCCCCGACAGGTCTTGTACTTCCCAATTGGTAAAGATGACATGACCCAACACGCCCCAATTGCCGAAGGTGTAAACGTCACGGTAGTATTTATCACGCTCGTTCTCAAGGCCGTACACGTCCTGTTCAGTCAAGAAGCGATTGTGAATGTACCATGTCTTAAGGATAGTTAGGTCGTCGCCGATGTATTCTGTCTGGTCGTCACGCCATTTTGCGGGCTTGAAATACTCATCATACAGCCAATGGGTTTGCAGGATTGGGTTAAAGGACAATACCAGGCGTTTAGGCGTTTTGGGGTTGCCGCCTCGTTGCCGTTTGATGAGTTGCTTGACCGTTCCCGCGTCCGTTTCCGTGGCTTCCTCTATCCTGATGTCAGTTATCACCCCCTTGGCGGGGGTAAGTGACTTTAGTTTTTCCACATCGTCAAGCCCGGCAAAGACGATTTGATAACCATTTGAGCATGTTACCGTGCCGTCCGTTTTGTTAATGTTAAATAGTTTGTGTAGACCCCATTGGGTTATAACCTTGTTGACCTCTTGCACCACTGAACCGCGTAAGGTTCTGCCAACCTGCCTACACACAAGGAAGTTGCGGCCGCCCTTCATCACGTCAAGCACGTCACGCTGTGCCAAGAATACCGACTTACCAGATGACGACCCGCCGTAAAATATTTGCGTTCGTGCCATGTTGTCAAGGTGTGGCAGGTACACGTCGTTAAACACGCGGGGGTCTATCTGCACGTCAATCGTCATGTTTTAGCGTGACCCGGATAACGTCGCCATCGGCTCCGGTATGCTCTAACGCCTGAGGTACTCGCCCGTAGGCATAAGCCATGAACGCCTCTTGCCGTTTGGGGTCACTTGCCCACTGGCGAAGGATGGCCTCAATTACCGTTACCTTGTGGTTGTCTATGACCACCTCTTGCCCGTCCTTTTTCTTGGCGGTCTCGTGGGCTATGTCTTGGGCAAGGGAGCGTAACTCGGTAAACCCTTTGGGCCTGCCCTTCTTGTTAATGCGCGGGTCTTTTTTCTTGAATGGCTTAAGGTTCTGTTCGTTTGCCATCTCACTGTTTTCTCACTGCGAGAACTAAAAGTTCCCTTCCATCCCGTATGTGTCCTGGGTATCTACAACTTCTACCGTTATCCGTAACACCTTGCCACGCATTGCCAACAACTTTGCCCCTTCTCCCATGTCGCTCTCTGGTATGTCAAACTGTACGCGCATACCATCACCCCCGGTTTTGATGCCTGACATGATGGGGGGTATTGACGCCAGGAAGGTTGCGCGGGCTAGGGGGTCAGTCATTGCCCCGCCTCATACGCCATTCGCAACTTGGCTATTACTTCGGCTGGCTCATCGCTCAATCCGCTATAGCTCAGGAAATGCTGAAAGTCATCCTCTAGCGTGTGAGGAGCATCGGCTACCGCCGTTATCCCCCACTTGACCATATAGTCCAATGTCGTCGCGGGGTGAACAGGGCAATTGTTGCCGGTCGTTCCGGCACAAATGCACTTTGGGTCGGTCATGGTGCGATTAACTCCCATCCGTAAATCCAATCGTACTCAATCACCAGTTTAGTCCCATCGGTGAATTGGATAACCAGCATGTCGTTCATGCCACTATCGTCAACGGATACCCCCTGGATGGTTTTGCCACCAACAGCGGCGGAGAGGTCGGGCACTGTGTCGTTTGTGTATAATGTCTTCATTCGCATCACCTATAGGCGTACATACAAAAGGGGTCTGTACGGCTATTCCTGTGTCCTTACTCGTAACGCGCCGGGCGAAAGTTGAGCCTTACCCTCTTTGCGCCTCGCCGTTATCATACCGCTCTTAACATCACGAACGGCGACATAATCATCCGCGCTATCGGTTTCCGTTCTTAGTTGCTCCAACAACCTCTTGAATGCATATTGACCGGGATGGACTATGTACATCATTCCCCCCACAACCTCACCCGCAACGCGCCCCGGTCTATCAGGCCGTATGCGGTTGCGGTGTAAAAATCAACCTCAAGGATAATGTTACTGTCTTCCATCCATTCGACCGTGCCGTCCGCCGCGGCACAATCAAACACAATAGCGTTCAACATTGGCCCATCCTCAATTTGCACCGTCA